CTTGCCAACTGATTGGATGGTCGTAAAGTCTGTAGAAACATCTACCCCAATCCCAACCGATTGGAATACATGGAGAGCATCTATTCGGACAACTTGTGAGAACGCTATTACAGCCGTTAATGCTTGCACGAATGTTGATGAATTGGCACAATTAACTGTTACTTGGCCCAACGACCCTAATTATGTAGTTCCTATCCAAAACGAAGAAGCTCCATGAAAGCAACTTACGAAGCCCAATTAGTTGATGGCTTAGTACAGCCTAGACACGAGGTTGAGATCGTGTGCGCAGCGTGTGGGTATGATTTAGATGAGGCGGAGTTGACCGCAGATACTTGCTCTGATTGTGGTGCGCCTCTTAATCTAAAGAAACACGTATCTATTCACGCTACGTCTGTTCCAGCTGCTGGCGGAGAGGTATTTTAAATTGATTTATGACAGACGAACTGGGGTTATCGGCTGGTGCTAAAGGCATCAGTGAAGGCTTAAAGACTGGTCGAGAAGCTGGTAGGGAGATTGGTAAGAACATTGAGGATGTTCAAAAGGAAGCGGTAGACGTAGCGAAAGAACGGGCAAATGCCAAGATTCGTGAACGCAGAGAAGCAGAATTTAGAAAAGAGCGGGCAATATTTAAAGCCCTTGATGAGTACCGACACCGTAAGCAAATATCGGAAGAGGAGTACAAGTTAAGGGTGGAGTTTATAAAGAAGTACGGCACCAAAGAGTGGGACAAGGTCATTCAGATTAAAAATGAGATTGAGAAGATAGAAAAGGCAGACCGAGAGTATTTTAATGCTGAGTTGGCAAAGGTTAGATGGGTGCAGTTCTGGTGCTTTATGGCTGCTGGGTGGATAGCTTATTTTATTGTATGGGGGGGTAAAAAATGAACGAACATGAAACCGCCAAAGAAGTTGCTGGTAAATACATCGGCAAACAAGGTCTTTTCTATATTACCTTTATTGTGGTTATTGGCGTAGGTGCTTCTATAGTCCTTGAAGAGTCTAAGATGGCTGCCGTTATGGGGTTACTTGGTGCGTCTTTGACCGCTCTTATTTCCATGATGAACGGTGTCGCTGGTGCTACTCCCAAACAAGACAGACCTGAGTTTGAGATTATGAAAGAACTAATTTCCCGCCTAGATAAAATGGCTGATCGTGACCCAATGAATGTTGTTGTGGATAAAGACCGAGTACTGGTCTCTAAAGGCGGCAACGAAACAACAATAGGAAGAGAATAATGTTTACCCTAATATCCACAGCGCTGTCCTTCCTCATGGGGGGATTGCCTAAACTCTTAGACTTCTTCCAAGACAAGTCCGACAAGAAACACGAGCTAGAGCTTGCCGCCATGCAAATGGAGCGGGAACTAAAAATGATGGAAGCGGGCTATATAGCTCAAGCCCGTATTGAAGAGATCAGGACAGAACAAGTCCAGATGGAGACCCAAGCCCAAGAACGCACGGCTATGTACAACCACGACATCGAGATTGGTAAGGGTGCTTCTCAGTGGATTATTAACCTACGAGCCTCTGTTCGCCCTGTCGTTACCTACCTGTTTGTTTTCCTATTAATCATCGTAGACGTAGCGTCTATCTGGTGGGCGTGGTCATCTGGCGTTGCGTTTGCCGAGGCTATTCCAATGGTGTTTGATGCAGATGAGATGCAGATTCTGGCGTCTATCATAGCTTTTTGGTTCGGGACTCAAGCATTTTCTAAGAAATGAAAATAAGCGATAAAGCAATCAAAATGGTAAAACACCATGAGGGTTATAGACAGCGTCCTTATCGCTGCCCCGCTAAATTGTGGACGATCGGTGTGGGTCATGTGCTTTATCCCCGTCAGGCGCAGTTAAAGATGGAAGAGCGGGATGCCTACCCACTGGAGTACAAAGATGACCGTACCTTTTCGATGGAGGAAGTAGATGGAATTCTTCGAGACGATCTTAATCGCTTTGAGCGAGGTGTTGAACGCTTCTGTCCCGTTAAGCTCACTCAAGGTCAGTTCGATGCTCTTGTTAGCTTTAGCTTCAACATTGGCTTGGGAGCATTACAGCGCAGCACCCTCCGTCAGAAGGTTATTCGGGGCGAAATGGAAGAAGCGGCAGAAGAGTTCTTGAAATATACGCTGGCTGGCGGTAAAGTACTAAAAGGACTAGTAACCCGCAGAAACGATGAACGTGCCTTATTCTTGAGCTAATATGCCACTACAGAAACTACAATTCAAACCAGGCGTCAATCGGGATCAAACCAACTATACGAATGAGGGTGGTTGGAATAACTGCGACAAAATCCGTTTTCGCTCTGGCTATCCCCAAAAGATAGGCGGTTGGCTGCGGTATGGAACGTTTATCGTAGCGGGAATCTGTCGGCAAGTCTTTAATTGGATAACAACGGCTTCGGATAACTACTTAGCCCTTGGTACGTCTAAAAAACTTTATATTGAATCTGGGCAAACTCTATACAACATTACGCCCATACGAGCAACCTTTGTTAATCCAACAACTAATAACTGCTTTACCACGGTCAATCTTTCTAAAACCGTCACCGTTGCTATTACATCCCACGGAGCGTTAGATGGGGATTATGTAACTTTTTCAGGGGTTGTTGGACCAATTGGCGGTATACCTCAAGCTGAATTTAATGCTGAGTTTATTGTTACTAGAATAGACGCTAATTCGTTTACCATTACAACTACAACTGCTGCTACGTCTTCTACTTCAGGCGGTGGCACAGCAATTACCGCAGCGTTCCAAATTAATATAGGAAATGACACTCTTGCATATGGATACGGTTGGGGAGCAGGAGCTTGGAGTACGGGAGCTTGGGGTTCTGGTTCAGCCGTCCCAGTTGTTCTTCCGCAACGAGATTGGTTTTTACAAAACTTTGATAATGACTTAGTAGCCAATATCCGTAACGGTCCAATTTATTATTGGCAGTACTCTGGTGGAGTATCGACTAGAGCCACCCCGCTTTCCACTACGACTATAAATAGCGTTGCTCCAGCTGATGTGCCTACAGAGGCGATGCAGGTCTTAGTTTCTCAAAACGATAAACACTTACTTTGTTTTGGTGCTACCCCATACGGTGGTGGAAACTTTGATCCTTTATTAATTCGTTGGGCAACCCAAGACCAGCCTAATGTCTGGACACCGTTAGTCACTAACTCGGCAGGATTTTTGCGAGTTTCTCGTGGTTCTGCCATAGTTTGCGCTATAGCAACTCGTCAAGAAATCCTTGTATATACAGAGGGAACCCTTAATTCTCTCCAGTATTTAGGGACTACGGACGTCTTTGGTCTTCAAGAACTTGCGGACAATATCTCAATTATTAGCCCAAGGGCGGTAGCAGTCGTAAATAACACGGCTTATTGGTTTGGGCATGATAAATTCTACGCCTATGGTGGACGGGTAGAGACTCTTCCTTGCACCCTAAGAAATCATGTATTCCAAAACTTTAACTATAGCCAAGCTGACCAAGTAGTTTGTGGGACAAACGAAGGTTGGAACGAAATCTGGTGGTTCTATCCCACGGCAAACAGCAACATTAATAACGCCTACGTCATTTACAATCATTTAGAAAAGATCTGGTACTACGGCACAATAGACCGCACTGCGTGGTCTGACTCGTCTCTAAGGGAATACCCTCAAGCTGTTACAGGTACTTATGTGACAGGTTCTATATCAGGTACAACTTTAACCATTACCGCTGTAACCGTGGGAAGTCTTCAGGTAGGCAGTGTCATTACTGGTACAGGGGTGGCTGTAGGCACAACAATTACTGCCCTAGGGACGGGAACAGGTGGGACTGGGACTTATACGGTCAATATCTCACAACTAGTAGTTTCTACTGCCATGACTGGCGACAGTATTATTTATAACCACGAGCAGGGTTTAAATGACGATACAGTGGCAATGAGTTCTTATATTGCTTCTTCAGACTTTGACCTAGTAGACGGGGATCAGTTCATCCTCACCAAACGGATCATCCCTGATATGAACTTTGAAGGCTCGACCGCCAATACTCCGACAGTCACGATGCTAATCAAACCACGGAACTTCCCTGGCAACGCCTATACCAACACCGAGACAGGCTCAGTAATCGAGACTTCGGTAGATGTATACACCGACCAGATCTTTATGCGGGCAAGAGCACGGCAAATGGCGATTGAAGTAGCCTCGACCGAATTAAATGTCCAGTGGCAGCTAGGCAGTCCCCGCTTAGACGGCAGACCAGACGGAAGACGCTAATGCCACTATATAAAGCTCGTGCGCCAGCACTTCCTCTACCCCCAATAGACTATCAGCAAGCCCAGCAGGATCAGTTCCAGAGTGCTTTACGCTTATATTTCAATCGTTTGGACGGGTTTTTATCAGAACTTTCTGGTAATCAGGGCGGTGGGCTTTTAGCATTCCCATACGGGGCGTTTTCTAGCGACCAAGACCAAACTGCTGTGGCAAATACAGCTACACAGATGACGTTAAACACCACGGACTTTGCTAATAATGTGTCAATTAGCTCGTCTGAGATCACGGTAGTCAATGCAGGTATATACAACCTACAGTTCAGCGCACAGTTTCAAAATACAGATACTGCTTTCCAAGATGTTTACATTTGGTTACGTCAAAACGGGGTAGATATTCCTGGATCAACAGGTTTTGTTTCTATCCCAAATAGACACGCAGGGACGGATGGACACGCAATTGTTGGCTGGAACTACTTTTTAAGTATGGCGGCAAACGACCATGTTGAGATTTACTGGTCTGTACCTACAATAGATGTAACCATCCAGCATCTTAACGCCTCTGGAAGCCCTACCAAACCCTCAACCCAGTCTGTGGTAGCTACAATGTCCTTTGTATCTGCGCTACCAACATGATAAACTTCAATCAATCCAACTCCGTGAGGCCCACATGAGCTTCTTTGACAGTTTAATAGACACGCCTACCTATCAATCTCAAATAATGTCGAGACAATCAGGTGCCCCTCAAGCTGCTTTGCCACAGCAACCTATGCCGCAAATGCCAGCCCAGGGTATGGCAAAAGGTGGATTGACTGCTGCAAATGAAAATATTAAACAAATCCAAACAATGAAAGTAATTGCAAATTACTTCAAGAATAAAGGCTTGCCTGTAGAACCAGCAATGGCTGGGGTTAAGAAAGAAATGGCAGCTGGCCTTCAGTTAATTCCGTTTGAAAGCTCAGTCATGGGGTTCAAACCATTGGGCAAAAACGTAGCTCAGATTCATTTCTTCACAGTCGGAACAATCAAAGATTTGGCTAATGATATGCGTTTCTTTTATAAGTTCTTAAAAGACAAAGGAATTACCACTGTATATGACTCTATCCCAGCACCCATCACAATCCAGATGTTCCAACAGTTGGGTGCTCAAGTTATGCGGTCGGACAATCCAAAGTACAAGTTCAAGGCAAGTATATGACTGTAGTTGCACTGAAACCTAAAGAAACCTCTCTGTTAGAGCAGAAGGTAAATACTTTATACGAAGCTGCCGTTGCTCAGCCTCAGATTCAGTGCGAAGAGAAACATCACTTTGGACCTAATATCTATATCAAAGAAGTGACCATGCCAGCAGGAGCCTTGATTATTGGCAAACCCCACCGTATGGAGCATCTATGCAATATGGTTTCTGGTCGGATGATGATCCTACAAGAAGATGGCTCAACCAAAGAGCTAGTTGCTCCTATGACTTTTATGGCTAAGCCAGGCAGGAAAGTGGCTTATATTATAGAGACCGTAGTTTTCCAAAACATCTATTCAACTCCTGAAACGGATATAGAAAAGCTGGAAAATATGTGCGTAGATAACTCAAAACCTCTATTAGAGGGAGGGAAATAATATGGCATTCGTGGCAACAGCAACATTAGTTGGAGGAACCGTAGGGTTAACTGGTTTAGCAGCCACTATTGGTGGTGGAGCTTTGATTGGCGCTGGTGTAGGCGGTTTATACAGTGCCGTCACTGGCGATGGAGATATCCTAAACAGCATGCTTACTGGCGGTCTTATTGGTGGTTTTGGTGCTGGTATTGGAGGCGCTCTGTTCCCTAATGCAGCGGTTGCAAGTGCCTCTCCTTTTGCGGCTGCCGCTCCATTGACAGCACCTAGTACAGCCACCGCTCTTACAACCAATCCTGCAACGCAAACAGCAGCTCTAACAGGAGCAAATTCCCCAGCTGGAATTGCAGCTGCAAACGCTGCTAAAGATCCTATTATGGCTGCAAATGCAATGCAAGGAATGTCAAATGCTGAAATCTTAGCTGCAAGTAAACCAATTGGTGGAGCAGCAGGTCCAAGTGGAATGAAAATGCTCGGTTACGGATTAGCTGGAACGACAGCCTTATCTTTATTAGGTGGCAGACAAAAAGGTGGGGCTGGTCAAATGCCTGATCCTGGAATGATTAGACCATATGAATATACGTCTGCTCAAACGCCTTCCACTGGTATGTACCCAGACCCATACGCTACAGCACAGTACGATGCCTCTGGAAATCCAATTATGGACACTAGAGAACGTAATTACTTTGATCAGGGATTTGCTGCACTGCAACCTTATTCTGCTAAAACTGGCACAGTCAATCCGAATCTACAGCCTGAACCTGTTACAGCAGCACGAGGCGGGCAAGTAGACGATGAGATGGGTGGTGATTACTCTGCTATGGGTATGGATCAAGGAAACCTTCAAAAAGGTTTATTTGGTATGGGATACGCTAAAGGTGGTGATATTGAAGCAGAGCAAAGAAAATTTATTATGCAGAACATCAAAGGATCTTCTACTAAAGAATTAGAAAGAACCCTTGATGCTTTAAATGAACAAGATTTTTTGCGCAAAAATATGCCAGCATACGCTGAGTCTATGAAACCCTCTGTTTTAGGAATGATGGAAGGTGCGCAACTTAAAGATAGGATGACACCTCCAAATCTACAACAACAAGGTTTAAATATATCACCGACTGTTATTGATCCAGGAAGTGGCACTTATGGTGGGATTGCCTCCATAGCAAAGAATATTGACCCAAGAACTAGAGTAAACGCTATGGCGGATATTGAACGTGGTCCGTTTGATAGAACTGCCACTGATTCGGTTCGTAGAGTCGGAGTAGGTTTAGATCGTCAAATTGGACGAGATGCTAATCTGTCTGCGTTCTATGAGCAAGATCCGATGGGTAGAAACAAAATGGGTGGTGCTCGTTTTACCCAACGCTTTGAACAAGGCGGTCCAGTAAAGAGCTATGCCCTTGGTGGCTTAACATTGATAGAAGATATGCTTCGTCAAGCAGAGCAAGGACAAATGCCTAAGTATCAATTTAATCAAGGAACACAGCAATATAGTATGGCTAATCAACCTACGATGGGAACTCCATCTTTAGGTGCATATAGATTTGATCCAAATACGGATCGATATGAAACAAACCAATCAATGGCAGCTGGTGGTATGACTAGCTTAGGAGGGTACTCAGATGGAGGACGGATGCTTAAAGGTCCTGGTGATGGTATGTCTGATGATATTCCTGGGGTTATTGGCAACAAACAGCCCGCACGATTGGCTGATGGTGAATTCGTTGTTCCAGCGGATGTAGTGAGTCATTTAGGTAATGGCTCTACGGATGCGGGAGCTAAACGTCTTTATGCCATGATGGATCAAGTACGTAAAGCTAGAACAGGAACTAAGAAGCAAGGTAAGCAGATTAAAGCCCAGAAGTACCTACCTGCATAAATGATACAGAGCGCCCAGTCAAATGAAGCTAAAGCTGTCGCACAAAAGTATTTATATGAACACGCTGGTGTTCAGCCTTGTGCAGACTTTCAAGCCATATTTTGGACCGATGCAGACAGTAACATCGAGTGGGTTATTGGCTATACAGCATTTATAGGAAAGACTTGTCAGATGCACATGGTTAATTTAAAAGGAGGCTATACACCCAAAGGGCTACTCTTTGCGGCATTTGATTATCCTTTTAACTTTCTAGGAATGGAAAAGACTTTTGGGATTGTGAATAGTTTAAATACCAAAGCTATGGAGTATGACAAGAAATTAGGGTTTAAAGAGGCTATCCGCTTTCCAGGCATGCACTGTGATGGTGGGGATTTAGTAGTTTTTGAAATGAATAAAGCTGACTGTCGCTGGATTAGGGAGCGGGTAAAACATGAAACAGAATTGGTCTCGTAGAGAATTAGAAGCCTTTGGCGAACCCCTAGGGGATAGCGTCACCCAGCGTAAGCTCGGTGGTGGATATATCTGTGGTGGTGGTGGTAAAGGCGGTGGTGGCGGTGGTAGCCCTCCCCCAGCACAACAAACTGTAACTCAAACCTCTATTCCTGAGTATGCCCGCCCTTATGTAGAAAGCATGCTTGGCAAGTCTGAGGCGTTAACAGATATCAATCAGAATCCCTATCAAGCCTATGGCGGTCAACGAATCGCTGGGTTTAATCCTGTGCAGGAAAAAGCATTTCAGAATGTTCAAAACATGCAGACTGCGTCACAAATAGGTGCGGGAACTGCCTTAGCGGGTACAGCAGGATTGGGAGCAATAGGAGCAGGGGCAGATTATCGTGCTATGGCTACTAGCCCACAAGCACAGGCTGCCTATATGTCTCCTTATATGCAAAATGTAGTAGACGTGCAAAAGAATGAGGCACTGCGGGATGCGCAGATGCGTAATGTTGGTGCAAATCTAGGTGCTGCCCGTCAAGGAACATATGGTGGAGCAAGGCAATTGCTAGGGGAGCAAGAACGCAATCGTAATCTCCAACAACAGATGGCTAATATTCAAGCCACTGGAACTCAAAATGCGTTCCAAGCAGCTCAACAGGCTCAACAGTTTGGCACGACCGCAGGACTGCAAGGTTATAACCAAGCAGCTCAGGCTGGCGCTACTTTGGGTCAGTTAGGTCAAACTCAGTTTGGACAACAACAGGCTATTAATGCAGCTCAACAACAAGTGGGTGCTATCCAGCAAGCTCAGGCTCAGCAAGGTTTAGATTTATCATATCAAGACTTCCTGAAACAGCGTAACTACCCATATCAACAGCTTGCCGTTATGTCCGATATGACACGAGGCATTCCCTTGTCTCAGTCTGCCCAACAGATTTATACAGCACCCCCAAGTGCAGTCTCCCAGCTTGGTGGTCTAGGTATGTCAGCCCTTGGTATATACGGTATGTCAGGTGGATTTAGAGGAGCTAAAGGCGGTCCTGTTAAAATGGCACAAGGCGGTCTAGCCTATGCCACTGGCGGTGACATTAAGACGATGACTACCGCTCAGTTGGAAGCGCTATTAGAAAATCCTGGACTTTCTCCTCTAGAAGTAGACATGGTTGAGCAACAGCTAATGTTGCGTAGACGCATGGCAATAAATCCCCAGACTGATGAAATCATGGCTCCAGCATTGCGTTCAGGTATTGCCAGTATTTCTACAGGGGAGATGGTTCCAGAAGAAATGGCTGGTGGCGGGATTATTGCCTTTAGTAAAGGTGGTTCTGGTGAAGCAAGACAAAGCTATCGTGAAAATTTAGAAAAAGAAGTTTTAGATACTATTAAACGTCTAAAGACCGATGATCCATTTAAAGAATCACGAGCACAAGAAGCAGACGTTCGGGCTGAAATGGCTGAAAGCAAGCGGATAGCTCCCTATCGAGCACTAGCAATGACAGGTCTTGGTACTATGGCTGGTACATCTCAGAACCCTTTATCCAACCTAGGACTTGGTGGGATAGAAGGTCTTAAGAGTTATTCACAGTCTATGCGTGAACAAGAGGACGCTAGAAAACTTCTATTACAGCAAGGTGTTGAAAGAGAGAAGTCTAAATTTGCCCGTGAGACTGGGTTACTTGGAGCGCAGCAAACAGCACTTGGTCAACTGTATGGCAAAGAAGCAGCCCTTGAAGCTGCTAAAGCTAAGGCTGGAGAAACCGCAACAAACAGAGGAATTCTTGATCTTTCTCGTGCACAAACGGCATATAACACTACATTAGGAAATGCTCGAGCACAATTAACGGCTGGTGCAAATAAAGTTGGATCACCTTTGCATAAAAAATACAAAAATAATCCTGAGCAAATAGAAATTGATGCTCAAAGGATAGCTCTTGAAAACTTATCTCCTGATTTGCGTGATCTTCTTAAACTTAAAACAGTCAACATACCAAATACAGGAGACACTGTTCCAGCGCCTGGCAAACCATCAGCAGCAAAGCCACCAGCAGGAAAAGCACCAGTTAAGGTTACAACTCCCGAAGAACGAGATAAACTACCAAAAGGAACACAATACATTGATCCAAATGGCGTACTAAGAATTAAGAGCTAAAAAATATGGCAAATTTTTGGGAGAAAGACCCAGTTGTAAATACTGGCAAAAGTCCATGGGAGCAGGACCCAGAAGTTACGCCAGAGGACACAAGCCAATTACTAGACCCAGCAAAAATGTTTGCGTCTGGGGTGATTGGTCCTACCGCAGCAATCCCCTTAGGTCTTGAGTCTTCAGTCCGTAACATCCCTCGTCAAATTGTAGAGCAACAAGGCATCACTCCTGTCGAGAAAATAGGGCCATTAACCTTTGCCGAAGAGTTCGCTAAAAAGGGTCCAGCCCAGTTATTTACCAATACCGCTAAAGCGTTTGTTAAGAAAGCTATTGGCGAATCCTTTGAGAAACAACAAGAGCGCCAAACACAAGACCAGATTGCTGTAGATCGTGCTATTTCTGGATTGCCTCGTATTCCTGGCTTATCCCAGTTGGCAGATGCAGGAGAGCGAGTATCTGGCAGATTACGAGAAAGTGTATCTGCCGCTGGTAAACAAGCCATTGCCGACTCTCAGGCAGAAGGTAATATTCTAGAGTCTATCCAAAATCGCAGTATTGAGAACTTATCCTTTGGTAAAGATCCATCCTTCATGGGTTATGCCCTGCAAGGATCTCAGGTCTTAGGATCTTTAGTCCCAATCATTACAACAGCAGTCGTAACTAAAGGAAGTAGTAAAGCTGTTGGTACAGTCGGTTTTGGTATGGGTGCTGGCGAAGCAGTACAAGACGCTCAACAGTATGTTGCAAACCTATCTGATGAACAATTAATGCAGTCCAGCCCGTTCTTTAAAAAGATGGTTGAGGATGGGGTAAGTCCAGTTGAAGCCCGTAAGGTAGTTACTGATAAAGCAGCAGAGTATGCAGCCCAGCTCCAAGGCTCTGTATCAGCATTTGGTAGCGTCATCACTGGTAAGTTAATCACGGGTCAGTTTGACAAGCTAATGACTGGTTCAGTCAAGAATCGCCTTGGTCGTATCGCACTGGGTACTACAGCTGGCGCAGCAGAAGAAGGTACACAAGAGTTCCTAGAAGGCATTGCCAAAGACCTAGGTATTAACAAAGCCGTCATCAAAGAGATTGGCGAAGAGTCTTTTGCTAACTTTGTTCTAGGATCGCTCGGTGGTGCTGGTCCAGGCGCATACCGTGGCGCAGTAGCCAAGACTAAGGAAGAAGCAGAAAAGGCAGCCAAAGCACCTACTCAAGCTGATATTGATGCGCAAATGAGAGCAACGCTGGGCGAAGGAGCCCCTCCAATTCCAGGAGCTCCTCCCGCTGCCCCAGGTGTAATCCCTCCCATTACACCTGCTCCAACAACTGCCCCCATGATAGAAGAGGATGACTTAGCTCCATCAGTCATAGTTCCTCCTAGCGTAGTAGCTCCAATAGCTAACATGCTATCAACAGAAGGCTTGAACCCAGCAATTGCACAGCAAGTAGAAAGTCTTAAAGCGGAACTCATAATGATTGACAGTAGGAGAACAAACCCTACTAGCAACGTAAGCGAAATAGAATTAGAGTTTTTGGCAGAAAGAGAAGCAGAAATTGCCAAAGAAATTACCGCCTTAATCAGCCCTAAAGCTCCAGAGATTTTAGGAACTCCAGCAGCCCCAGTAGCTCCTGTTGAGACTCCTGTAGCACAAGAACAAGATTTACTTGGCAGATTGCAAGAGTTTGGTGAGGTTATTGAGTCACGCCAAGATGCAGAGTCCCGTTTTTCTAACGGGGAGCAAATATACGCCTTCCCAGAGCAGGACGAGCAACCATTCCTTATTCAAAATATAGATGAGATATCAGCTTATACGCCAGATAGACTTTTGGCTTTACCTGCTGCAGCTCCAGTAGTTGAAGAAGCTGCTACTGAGCCAGAAGCTATTACAACTGGAGGAGCAGCACTACCAACGCCAACTAAAGAAAAAACAACTGCAGCCCCAGAAGAAACAGTTGCAGAAACCTCAGTAGCTCCAAAAGACGTTACTTTAGAAATTACTTCTGGACAATCATACGAACAAAGAGCATCAGATGATTACAACAAAGTTGTTGATGAATCTTATGATGGAAAAAAGAATGAAACAGACGTATTAGCCAATCAATCATTAGATCGTTACATTCCATTTGATAAATTAGTAAATATTGTTAATCAAGCAGAAGATGTATTGTTAGCACCAGAACAATTAAAAATGCGTTTTGGCGTTCAAAAAGCTGCTGATGCGGAAAAAGTTATTGCGGAAGTAAGAAAACTTCGTAACCAAGAACGTCAAGCCGCTCAAAAAGATGCTGCAGAAGCTGAGAAAAAAACTAAAGAAGAAGCGCTTAAGGAAGAAGAGAAAGCTAAACCTACTGGTGGACCAGCTATTGGTGGACCAGCCGCCCCTACTGGTGGACCATCTACGCCTAAAAAAGTAGCGCCAACGGAAGAAGAGAAGGTAGCCAAAGAAGAAGAAAAGAAGGCTAGAGAAGAAGAGAAGAAAGCTGCCGAGGAGGAAAAAGCTAAAAAAGAAGAGCAAAAGAAGAAATTAGCCGAGTTCAATACTAATCCGATGAAGGTTGCCATGGAAACTGGCAATGCTGATGCGATTGCAGAAATCTTATACGGCAAAGCTGTTGATGAAAGTTTACAGCCAGTTATTTTCCCAGAAGAAATGCTGTTGCGTATTCCAGTCGAATCAAGTCTGGTAGGTGAAATAGAAGATCAATTAGTTAAAAACAAGTTCCGCATTACTGACAGAGCAGTTACGGCAACAACAGACGATCCTTCCTATGTAGGTCCTGAAAGAATTACCATATCTGCGTTATATAACCCAGAAAAAGTAAGCGTACAAGGTGGCGGTGCTGAGTTTTTTAACAACCGTAAAGGACAGATTACTGCTGCTCCATTACCAAAAGACGCTACAGAAAAACAAAAAGATGCATTAGTAACTGAACTGTTAGATCTGGCAAACCCCAAAAAACTATTAGACATCCAATCTAATCCAAACAATACATTTGGGGCAATGATGTTTAAAGAGGGGCTAGTATCTAAGATAAAGTCGCCTGGAGATTATCTTTTTGAACTGATTAATTTGCCGACAAAAGCTGGTGGACAATTTAATATATACATTCCTTCGAAAGCGGGAAATCGCCAAGCCATTAAATTAGTTATAGATGATGGCAAAGAAGCGTTAGTTAGAAAGTTATTAGTAGATTATGTAACGTCTTTACAAACTCTACAAGCTGTACTCAACGAGCATTCTAATGTTACCCCTTTATACGATGCATTGATGGAAAAATATATAAAGGATACTAATGCAGACAGAACACCTGATATATATACACCAGATGGCATAGATTTAAAAAATAAAATTGAGGATGTTAGGCTTAATCAATATATCCCCAGGTTATTGGTTTTGTTTGGCGCTGATGAAAACTCTACTGATCAAACAAACCGAATTGTAAAGAAAGATGCAGAAACTCCACCAGAGTTAGGCAACATCATCCGCCGTGGTATGCGTGACCATCGGCAGGGTCGAGACGTAGACGTTCAAGACTTTTTACAAACATTTAAATTTTTACCAGGCGGTATTGATTTTGGTAATTGGGTTAATCAATCAGAACGTACAGCCCATTTAAACGCAATTTACGATGCAATGTATGACCTAGCAGATATCGCTGGTATAGCACCAGAGATGCTAGGCTTGAATGAAAAGCTAAAACTAGCTGTAGGTGCACAGGGGCGTGGTGGCAAAACTGCGGCTCATTTTGTTCCTGAAGCGAACGAAATCAATTTAACGAAGACAAAAGGCGATGGATCATTAGGACATGAATGGCAACACGCATTAGATTGGAATTTAAGACTATCCCTTAACGGAAGAGTCTTAATGGGCGATACAGCATCTACTTTGCAAAAAACAATCAATGTAGAAAGAGTAGAAAGTAACTTACGCTCAATCTTAACTAATACAGCAAATAGTGAAAACAACCGCAATACGCCACCGAAAAAAGCATTCTTCAATGCTATTTCAAATAGTCGATATGGTGAAGCCGACATCTACCGTAGTTCGTATGTTGATACACAGTTTTACAAAGATGCTTTGGAATTAGATAGAGGTAAAGAAAAACAGTATTGGAGCACTCCAGTAGAGATGTTATCTAGGTCTTTTGAATCTTTGATATTTGATCTATCAAAAGGTGGATCTCCATATCTAGTTGGACCAACAGTGGCTGATGGATATGTAACTAAAAAGAATGGCTATCCTGGAACTACTTATCCAGCTGGTAAAGAGCGTCCTAAGATCAATGAAATATATCAGCAGATGATAGATCAAATTGATCCTGAAACTTTACAGATAAAAACATACAAACTAGAAAATCAAATTATTGAGGTTGAAGAGTTAGGGTATGTAGTAGTTGATCAGTATTACCTTGATCGTGGTCGATTGGGTGGTTTGAATTGGTTTAAGACGGAAGAAGAAGCAAAAGAAGCCAAGAAACAGCTTGACGGCAAAGAAGAAATACTAACGCCAAAGCTAATGCAAATTAGCAAAGTTAATCAAAGTATCATTAACATGGCACAACGTATTGATGCCATTATGGAAGAGATGGGCTTGTTCAAGTGGCCCGAAATCAAAAACGGCTCAATGGCTGAATCAATGTTCTACCACATGCGTCAAGGGTGGTGGCCCAAAAACAACCGTGAACTAGCTGAATATGGTATCAAAGCGTATTTGCAATCTCCTGAATTATTGGGATTTAACCCTGCTAAAAACCAAAGAGAAATAGACAATTACAAACTTGCTGACTTTGAAGGTGATCGAGTTAAATTAAAACAAACTCAAGAAGATTTTGAGGCAGCGGCTGTACGGTTTGTTAGCCAAGTCATAACCGATATGCGATCAGAAGGTTCTGACACTAAAGCTATTTATGACCATATTGTTGGCTTATATCAAAATCAACCTACATTAGATGTTAAGTCAGTATTAAGCGTAACCAATAATGCTTACTCTACGCCATTACCAATTGCGTATCTTGCTGGCATGTTATCTCGTGTTAAATCTACTACAACAGTATTAGATCCAACTGGCGGTAATGGAATGCTGGTAGTTACGGCTAATCCTAAAAACGTAACAACAATAGAAATAGACCCACATCGTGCTAACAATTTAGAGTTAATGCAAATGGGAGATGTAATTGAAGGGGATGCATTAGTAAAAATAAAGGACATACAAGACCAAAAAGTAGACGTAGTTCTTGCCAACCCTCCATTTGGATCACTTCCATCGCCTGTAGATGTCAAGTCTTGGACAGGACAAAATTACAAAATTGGTGCAATAGATCAATTGATTGCTGCCGAAGCATTGCGAACAATGGCAAATGACGGTAGAGCAGTTTTGATACTGGGATCTCATATCAAGCCAAACACTATTACATCAACAGATAGAGTGTTTTTAAATTGGCTATACGGCAATTACAACGTTGCCGATCATTATGAAATTGCAGGAAATTTATATCGTAAACAAGGTGCGTCTTTTCCGTTGCGTGTCCTAGTTATTGCGGGTAGAAATCAAACGGACAATGTTTTCCCAAATGATTTTGTTGTCAATAGATTAACTTCATTTGATGAATTATGGAGCAGATATGTTCAAACCAGTGATCGTAGCGAAAAAGTCGTGGTGGGTACCAGAAAACAACGGACAACTATTGGCGGTGCAGATAGACCAAGCGGAGCAGTACCAACAGGCGATAATCTCCAAGATGGCGAACCTAGCAGAGGAGTGGGGCGGACTGGAGAGGGCGCTGGCATCGGCGAACAATTACCTACGACAGGAGGGGTCAACGTACCTTCCGAAACCAGAAGACCTGGAACAGTTGGTGGAGTTCGTGATACAGAACAACAGCAGGATAGCGGAGAAGATCAACGAGGGGGACCCAGAGGTGGCAAACCCAGCACCGCCGAAGGAGGCGATATATCTGGTGGAGAATCAGAAGCTGAACTGGGAGGACTTTCTGACCTAGAGTTAGACGATATATTTAATAGTTTAGGTAAAAAACCAAAAACAGGAACAACGACAGAAAGAGCACCTAAAGGGATTGGCGGTCTAAGAGCGCCTAGAACAACAACAGGTAAAACTAAAACAGTCATTCCTAAAGAGCTAGAAGGTTTAGGACTTGAAAGTTTGCTTGATGAACTAGATGCCGCATTAAATGGTAAAGCCCCAGAAGTAACAAATACACAGCCAACCCCAGAAAACAGCGAGGAGCGTTTAGACAAGCAATCTAAAGAGGCAATGGATCGCATAGCTCAAAATGCAAAAAATACTAGCAACGATCCTGATAGCGGACTCTATTCTAGAAAAGACGATCAAGAATACGCCAATGTAAAGCCAATTATCCAAAAAGTTTGGGAAGCTGTTGGACAAAAAATTACAGATACTAAACAGCGTATTCAAGCAGTTTATGATTTATTAGTTAAAAAATTTGGTAATCCAATTAAAGATTATTTAAGAACATATGTTAATGAATTAAGAACAACAATACAAAGAAAACCTAAAAATCAAACTCCAGTACAAAGTGAGCCAATTGATACAGAATCAAGAGTTGTTTATTTAGGTAAGTCTAGATTTGCAAGCGATGGTATTTATCTACCTCGTGCGCAATCACAGCATGCATATACAGCGCTAGAGAATTTAGAGGCTCAAGTTGGCAATATAGATGAATTTGTTGCAAAAGAGTTAGGCTATTCTTCTATTCAGCAAATGGCAAAAGGTCTGGCTGGCTATCAAATTGATGCATTAGGTCTAGCAATTCAAGCCAATAAACTTGGAAAAGGTTTTATTATTGGAGACGATACTGGCGTAGGTAAAGGTAGAACAGCTGCCGCCATGATTGTCTGGGCAAAAAAACAAGGTAAAGTTCCAATCTTTGTTACCCTCAGTGATTCTTTATACACTGCAATGTATGCCGATTTAATTGCAATTGGTCATGGCGATATTCAAGTAGCAATGACTAATTCTGACTCCAAAATAATTAAAGATGTTGGAGAAGGCAAAACTGAATTAGTTTTTGAAAACAAAAAAGGTGATAACGACAAGCTAATTAAATACATTACACAAAATAGAAAATTACCTCCTGGAAAAGATGTTTTATTTACTGCATATTCTCAGTTAAATGGCGGCGTAGGATCTCCAGCAAGACAGGCAGCAATAGCATCTTTAGTTGCAAGTGGAGATGCTGTATTAATTATGGACGAAGCCCATAACGCAGCTGGTACACCAAGCGACAAAGATTCAATGGGTCAAAATGCTTTCTTTATGTCTTTGTTAACAGGTGAAAATTTGTTAGGCAAAGGTGAGGAAGTACCTGAAAGTTGGAAGCCACCTCCAACTGTTTACTTATCTGCTACTTTTGCAAAACGTCCAGATAACATGCCTTTGTATATTCATACAAACTTACGTTATGCCGCAGACACTCCAGAAGATTTAACAGCCTTATTTGGTAAAGGCGTTAAAACCGATGTGTTGCAACAGGTATCTTCAGAGATGTTGGTAGAGTCTGGTTCCATGATACGCAGAGAAAGATCGTATGAAGGCGTAACAATGGATTTTGTCATTGACGATAAGAATACTGCCAGAGATACCAGAGAAGTTGACAAAGTTACAGAAATACTAAGATCCTTAGTCAATGCAGACCGAGCTTTTAAAGAATGGATAAAAACTGAAGGTGGTAAAGATACAGTAGTTAAGCTAGGCCCTCCAGGATCGTACATGGGTAAAGTTGGGCCAACAGCATTTAATGATGCAAAAGCTAATTCATTTACTTCTGTTGTGCATAACTACATAGGCTCTTTACTGCTTTCAACTAAAACGCAAACTGCTGTAGACATGGTTGTTGATAAACTAAACAACAATGAAAAAGTGGTTGTCGGGTTGCAAAACACCAATGGTAGCGCATTAGAAGATTTTGTTGCACAAAACAACATTAAAAAAGGCGATGACATTCCTGACTTTGGATGGCAAACATTGATTCGCCGTGCCGTAAAATCCACCACAAAAGTAACATTAAAATCCGCTACTGGCGATAAAGCCATGGATCAAGTTGTATATGTTCCTTATGATTTAATGCCACCGACTATCCGAGCTGGATATGAAAACGTTGATAATGCTTTAGAAAATTTTCAATCTGATTTGCCAGTCGCACCAATTGATTTCATACGTACAGAGTTAGAACAAAAATATGTATGGACTATTGACGGCAAAACTCAAGTTGGTGATACACCACCTAAAGGGGTAAAGGCAAGACACCTAGTTGTAAAAGAAATTACAGGTAGAAAAAACGGAATAGACTATTCTGGGGATATACCAAAGTATGTAACTTTAGACAATCCTAGCCGTACAAGCATGATTTCGTCATATCAAAATGGCGAGGAATCTAAGGCAGGACCAATTGATGTATTAATAATTAACTCCGCAGGCGCAACTGGAATCTCGTTGCATGCCTCAGTAGATGCATTTGACCAACGCCCACGGCATATGATTGTTTTACAGCCACATGGGGATATTAGTGTTTTCATTCAATTATTAGGAAGAATACATAGAACAGGTCAAGTTGAATGGCCCTCATTTACTATGTTAGCAACTGGAATACCAGCTGAGAGACGAATCTTAGCCATGTTGCGTAAGAAATTATCTAGCTTAAAGTCCAACACTTCTGGCGGATCTAGTAGTACAAAAGTAGAAGGCGTAGACTTTATTAATATGTACGGGGATGTATCAACAGCCGAGTACTTAAATGAACACCCAGACATACAAGCCTTTCTAAATGTAAATCAATATTCAGACCCCGCAGACGCAGCTGGATCTGACTTGGCTCATACGGCTTCTGGTACAGCAGGATTGCTATCTTCGGCAGACCAAAAAGAATTCTTTGATTCAATTGAAGCTAGTTATATTGCTGAAATAGATCTAAGGAATGCTACAGGAACTAACGCATTAGAAAGAAGGGTATTGCCGTTAGAAGCTGAAATTATTAAAGAAAATTTAATTGAAGAAGGTTTAGACAGTTCCAATCCATTCTTAACTGATGTAGTAATGGCACAGTTTAACGTGGACATTATTGGCTCAATACCTACTGTACAAAACATAAAAGATGACATCAGTCTTGCACTAAACGGTAGGACAGCGCAGGACGTTGTTAATGAAATAGAGACAGATTTAAACAGCGTTTACATTGAAGTAAGAAATCAAATTGTTCTTAAGCAACAAAAAATTGATGAAGATATAAAAAATCCATTAGCTACTGAAAAAGATATAGAAGAGTTAAACAAACAAAAAACAGCGTTAGATAATCAATTTTCTACATTAAATGAACGTAAAGATAAAACTCTATTAGCATTGAGTGACACTTTTGCCATTGGAAATGGCTTTGACTCTTTTATACTTAACAGTGTTCCATCTGCCGCTGTAGTCATAGGTATAAAAGTAGATAAAGCAAGAATAGGTAAATCAAAAACTGGCAATCCCTATTCCCCATCAAACTTTCAAATTATTATTAAACGAAATATTCCTGAAGGTAGAATATCTCCAACTTTAGCAACGTTAGAAGGTACATCGATTGAACGATCCTATCCTAAAACAAATCCTCCTCTAGAAGATTTCTTTGCATTAAAGTCAGTTACTGGAGGAAGGACGACTAGATATATAGCATTAGGAAACATATTAAAAGCTGCTCAATTATTTGGTCCCAGTGGCGGTGAAATTGCTAAATTTACTTTAGAAAATAGCAAAGAATCAATATCTGGCGTGGTCATGCCAGCTAAATATGTGCCAGTGGCAATTAGCGAACAAGCAGTTCGGTTACGAAATCAAGAATCAGCAGTGCAATATTTGTTAGCTATGTGGGATAGCATAGTACAAAAAAAATATAACGATACTCAAATTGAATCATATAAAGAGTTAAGTGACAGTTTGAAATCTTTAATGATTCCTAATTTACCAAACCCTTATGACGGAGAGAAAACCAGCACAAATGCTGTGATATTGCGTGGTTCAGCACAAATGTGGCAGTTGCGCATTGATCCGTATCGACCAAATAATTTTAAAGTAATCATTGCTGGTGATGTTCCAAAGAAATTAATCACTGCACCAATACTTAAAACTTTAATTCCAGGTGGCCTTGCCAAAAAAGGCAACAAAGCATATGAAATGTCTGGCGGTGATTCACTAACAGATCCAGAAAAAATAATAGCGTTAGTCAAATTTTTACATAAAAATTACCCAGCTACAGTAGAGGCAGATAGCGCTACATTTGCTCGTGAAGTAATGAAAGTTGAATTTGACTATAGCGAAAGTAAAAAAGGTTTAGCCTCAAGAAGAGGTCCTGCAGAAGGCGGGCAAACGGTTGAAGCTGTTCAAGCACAGGTTGTTCCTATAAAAGGAATAACAGTTACCGTTCTTCAATCAGTAGATGAGTTACCAGACAATACTGCTCCAGCAGACGTAGAAGGAATGTGGCTGTCAGGCAGAACTGTTTACTTAATTGCAGATAACCTACCAAATGCAAAAAGAGTACAGGAAGTATTGGCGCATGAGGCTGTTGGTCACGCTCTGTTAGAAGAGATGTTGGGACCAAAACTAATGGCAGACTTGGTTAAAAATGTTCAAAACTTAGAAAAGACCTCTCGCCTTGTCAAAGAAATAGCCGCCAAAGTAGATCGCACCCAGCCTGGCTTATCACCAGAGCGTAGAGCAAAAGAAATAGTTGCGAACATGGCAGAACGTGGCATGTCCAAAATAGGTCTAATACAACGTGTTATTCAAGCCATTCGCAATTGGTTGAGAAGTCAAGGATATACAATTAGTTTCTCTGACTTAGACATCATTGAACTATTAAACTTTGCAGAAAACTATTTTGATCGTAAAGGCGCAGCCATATTTCCATCTTTAAGACCTGCGCCAGCAAAGACTCAAATAAAGACTCAAGCAGAGATTAATAAAGAGCGTCAGAAACAAAAGCGGGAAAAGGCTGTTGGCTATTTTAGTAGAGATGCAAAAGACAAAAATACTGAAGAATTTGACAAACAATTTGAAGAAGATGGTTTTAATAACTCTCCAATAAGACCTTCATCTACAGTAAAAGATACTTTACTTGGCGGTGCAAAACAGGCAAAACAGGCTTACGACAACACCAGAGATGCTCCAGCCATGGCATATAAAGCCATGAGTGGCAAATTGCTTCGTGCCATTACCTATGTTCGTAATAAAAACATCTGGTTTGGTGCTGGTTTGGAATTGGCTGAAAAAATCAACCAAAAAGCAGCTGGTTTGTCTGGCAAGTTGCGTGATGGTCAAGGTAGAGCCATGGCTTCTATTGCCATTACCAATGCCTTACACGCTGGCAATATTGCCGTAGATGTTATTAGACAGGGTTCATTGGCGTTTAATAGAGATAGCCAGATGTTTCAAGCAATCAAACGCCCATTCTCTATGGCTAACGTAGTCATTGAAAAATCAAAGTTAATAGCCAGAGTTGGCGAGCAACGTGCTAACGACATGATTCAGATGTACTTTGAAGCCAAACGTTCCAAGAGTATCAATGATGAATACGAGAAGATAGAGCAGGAAATTGCTCGTTTAGATAAAGAGCGCCTTAAATCAGGTCTAGCACCAGATCAACTTAATCAAATTCTTAATGACCTTTTGGATGCCAAACAAGATTTGAAGCAGATTGGTATTGCGAAGAAAAAAGTTCGCATGACTGAAAAGCAAATAGATTTCTACAGCAAACTAGATGAAAAACATCCAGAGCTGGGCAATATGATGGAAAATTGGACTAAAGTCAATCAAAACATGATTGACATGATGCGGTTCAGCAAAATCATTAGCAGTAAACGTGCAGAACGGCTCAAAGGTATTAAGGATTATGTTCCTTGGTATCGTATCCAAGACGATATGCAAGACATTCACGACACAAGCACTATGGGTGGTGTTCGTAGCAATACCGATATTGCTAAAGAAAAGAGGTTTAAAGATACTGAAGTAGATAAGGATATTGATGACATTGTGGACAACATGCTACACAATGTTATGACTATTACCCGCAATTCTATGCGTAACTACGCTGCCAACCGTGTAGTTGATTCTTTTGCAACCCGTGTTAAAGGAAAAATAGCCGTCTTTCCAAAAGAAGGATCTACAACAAATGGCGCAGTCCGCTTAAACATTTTACGTAATGGTCGCAGAATTATCGTTGAAATCAAAGATCCATTGATTGCCGAGTCCGTAACAGGCATGGAAGATGTTGCTATTCCTGGCATGAATGTCCTTGGTATGGCGGCAAACGGTTTACGCAGGGGTGTTACGCTATGGCCAGCGTTCCAAGTAAGACAGCTATTTATGGACGCTCCGACAGCTGCGCTGGTTTCTGGCGTCAAGAATCCAACCAAACTCTGGGGAGAAGTATTTGCTGGTTTTGTAAAATCAGTAAAAAAAGATGATCCTATAGTTGAACTCTTACGGTCCTATGGAATAGGTGGATATCAGTCCTACACCAGAACTGCAGAAATGGAACTGAAACAAAGGATTGGATTAATTGAAAAAAACAAGTACGATCAATTAATTAATTTATTAGAGCGTATTGGCGATGCTTCAGATATGGCTCAACGTGTGGCTAGATACAATCGCGTTTTGAA